TCGTAATCTCCTTTGAAAGTGCGATGAATTGACGCTCTCTCTCCTGTTCTAATTTTATAGTCTCCTCTAGGTCTTGATAACCTTTCTGGAGTTCCTTTGCCTTATTTTGAGCGTCTGTAATTCTATTTAACCGAAATGATTCTTCAATATCTTGAGTACATGTAGGGCAGACCGTATTTTCAGTAAAAAACTTATGCTCTTTGGTAATAGCAGTTACTTTTTGAGATATTTTACCTTTCAGATTGTTTAGTTTTACTAACTTATCACCGGCACCAACGACTTCTTCTTGCTCCTTTGTAAACTTAAAAATATCTTCTTCAGTAGTTGCATTCTCCGTCATATAAACGCCAACTTCAACGTCTAACTTGGTAATCTTTTCTTTGTTGGTGTTTATATTGGCGTTTCCACGATTCTCAAGTTCTTCGATGAAACTCGCTTGCATCTTCACCTTATCCTTAAGATTTTCTCTCTTCAGGTCAAGAGACTTGATCTGTTCTTTCTTTTCCCGAATTTTATCCTTGATGATATTATTCATCGCAGAGAAGATACGAATGTCCAATAGATCTTCAATCACCTCACGACGGTTAGAAGTCGTCAGTTGCATAAAGGGTACAAAAGTACTACTACCAAGAATTACAATCTGCGTAAAACTACGGTAGTTTAACTTAAGAATATTCTCCTCTAGAATACGTTGCATTGCACGGTCATCTGCTTCACGATGCATCTCAACACCATTCACAATAATATCAAACACAGCAGGTTTAATCCCACGCCGCACAAGATATTGGCGAGTATTAATAACAAACTCAACTTCAACAACACAATCACGTTCGTTAGTTGTATTAACTAGTTGAGGTTTATTGATCTTGCGAAATGGTTTATTGAACAGAACAAACGTCAGGGCATCTAGCACCGTCGATTTACCAGCACCATTTGTCCCAATAATCAGGTTTGTGTGATGTTCTTGAAAGTCAATCTCTGTGAAGGTGTTCCCAGTAGAAAGAAAATTCTTCCATCTAATTTTTTGAAAAGTTATCATTCAGTTTAGGGGGAATAACAATGTCGTTTGGTGTTATGACTGCATACTTATAGTTGTAAAGTTTACACGTCTTTATTGCAAGTGCTCCATCAACTTCTACTACATCCATCTCTGCTTCTTCTTGGTCTTCTAGCATCATAGCGTATCTAGTTGCATCATCCTCCTCTTCAAATAGAAATAGAACTTTATCACCGTATCTGTTCTGAACGGCATAAGCACCGTCATCTTTTCTATCTTTGAGAGTGAGGAGAAACATTACTCAACCTCGCAAGCCTGTGAGTATATCTTTTGCAGAAGACCTTTAATGATTGACTTATCACAGTCAAATTCTGCTTCATCAATATATCTATTCAAAATAGTAATTGTATTTTCAGTTTCATCAACCTCAAACTCCTCATTCTCTTGAATTTCAAAGTTCTCAACAATCTTGAGTTCTTGAATACCAGCAGAATATAGTTTATCTATAAACTTTTCAAAATCTTTAGGTTCGGTTTTCTTTTTAACGATTACCTTGACGATTTTGCTCTGATATTCACGAGCATCAAACAATTTATAGTTGGTGTCCTCATAATAGATGTTGTAGAACAGTTTATAAGGATTGTTGATTGGGGTATGCTCTAGAGTTTCCGTATCAAAGATATGAAATCCACGAGTATCATTCACATCGTTCCAATACATCTCATAAGGGTTACCCAGATAGAAAATTTTTCCATCATTAGAACGGGTATGATAATGACCTGAATATACAAGGTCAAACTTACTGAACATATCAGTATTCATACCATCTTCCATCACATGACCACGATGAGCACGGAAACCATTCAGTTCTAAGTGACCCATCGCAACTTTAGACTTTGACTTCTGAATTGCTTTACGAGTATTCTCTTCATTCTCTTGGTTGATCCAAGGAACAAATAGAACTTTTAATTTATCTAACTTAACTTCTTCTACTTCAGAATAGATTTTGATATTATCATATTCCTTGAGAAGAAGACCTACAGAATTGACCGAGTTAGTATTTTTAAAATATGTGTCGTGGTTTCCAACAATCATATGCACTGTAATTCCCATTTCGGCAAGTCTATTAAATACAACTTGCTTTGACCACTCTAGACTTTGCAAATCAATTGAACGTCGATTATCAAAAGCATCACCCATATGGATGACCGTTTTGATATTTTCACGCTCTAATGTAGGAAAAAAGATATCATCATAAAATTTTTTAAAAAAGTCATGAAGGAATTTAGAACCTTTTCTTGCCCCATAGTGGGTATCAGTGATTATAGCTACTTTCATTTAAATACTTGATTGCCTCACTCAAAAGATGAACATTATCATTAAAAAATCCAATTCCTTGATTGCACTTGTTACATAAAAGACCTCTAACTTTATTAGTTAAATGGTTATGGTCTATTGCCAATGCCTTTCCAGTTATACAGGTTTTTTTACAAATAGCGCAAGAATTATTTTGTTTTTCCATCATAACATCATAATCTTCGATAGTCAATCCATAATATCCCATCTTACGTTTTCTATTTCTATGCTGAACTTTATCTGGATTTTTTTGTCTCCAAGCAGCTTCAATTTTTCTTCTACACTCTAAATTAGAACAAAGACCACTAACAGCATATCTTTGATGTCCACCACATTTACTACAAGCACGTTTAGAAACATAATGGGTTAATCCCTTTTCTTTTGCTTCTTTTTGAGCATTACTTCTAGTCATTAGTCATACGGTAGTCATACGAATATTTATATTTAACGATTCTTATAAGCTATATTATCTTTAATTGTGTTATAGTCTGAATTGCTTCCAGAAAGCAAGTTGTCGTCAATCATCATAACCTCATCAAAACCAGTTCGTTCGATGATTTTGGTTTTAATTTCCAGTTGCTTCTTCTCCTTCTGAATACGACGGAGAAAAGCGTAGTGAATGATTTGAGTAAAATAAGCAAATGGGTTCTGAGACCTTTCTGGATTGAAATTGTGAATATACTGAACGCAGTTTTCAATACCATCAGAGATCATATCATCCCGAAACATATAATTCACAAAGTTCGGTTTGTATGAAAGGTGTGTAGCAATCTTTAGAAAACACTCGCCTAAGTAATTTGTAATACGTGGTTTAGGAAGTCCTGCTTCCTTTGCTGCTGCAACTTTAGTTCTATAAACAATTAATGCTTCAAGTAACTCTTTGTTGTTTACATAATGTTCTGATTTTTTCTTGGACATAACATCGGTTTCTGTAGATAAATTTTTGTTATGTTCATTATAGCATACTTTAAGGGCTTGACAACATTTAAAAATGTGTGTAGACTACCTTTGTCCCGGTTAAAGATGAGATTTAGCTTTCTTTATTATCTTTAAGATCTTTACGGAAAAGTTTTTCAAGAGACTCGCGAGCATCTTCTACTGTTGATATAAAACCCATTTTATCAGAGATATTGACTTTCCCATCAACTTCAATATCAACATCTTCATCATTTAAATATCTTTCATAAAAGTCAATAGTCTTTTGACTTTTAATTTCAGTCATTGTAATAACTTTATCAAGTTTTATAATAAAGAAATCATCATTTGGTATTTCCATCCAAGGTTTTATCTTAACATAAGTTCCAATATGGTTGGAATTTATTTTCATAATGACTGGGTTTTGAAGAATGATAATAGGATCTCCATCATTCTCATCAATACAAACTAACGAGAATATTTCCTCTCCGGTAACTAGTTTAAGTGCTGCGTAGAACTCGTCTCCCATTAGTTTTTAAGAGGTATGTTTACAATATCATAATTAAAGTTTTCTTCGTTATAAACTTTGATTCTTTCGATTAAGTGGTTGAGTGTATAATTTTTTCTTGACTTATAACTGATATCATCGGCAATATCATATAGAGTTGCCTTTGTTTTGTTGTCCCCTTTTCTTAGGACTCTTCCGATTGATTGGAGATTTCTGATTCTAGACTTACTAGGGGAAGCAAAGATAACGTTATGTAGATTTCTGATATTAATACCAGTAGAAAAAGTCCCGTAAGAAGCAACGATGATTGCATTATTTTCTTTCTCAGTTATTTCTCTGACTTTTTCTCGGTCTTCAGTATCTACACCACCATGTACAAAAAATACATGACGATTCTCAGCGATACTCCTATTTATCAGTTCGTATAAAGGTTGCCCATGACCTTCTACTCTGGAAAATAGAATCAGAGTATTGCCTTTGAGATCAAGAGCAAGATTCTTGATGAACTTATTACGTTTTTCGTGGTTGATGATATATTGAACTTCTTCTTCAAAGTTCTCAAACTTATTCGGTGGGTGTTTCAATAGAAGAATATTAATGTCCAGTTTAGCAACGTGACCCTTCTGCATCAGTTCTTCTGTTCTGATGATTTTGTATGAAGGACCGAATAAACCTTCCAGAACCCATTTGTGCGTTTGTGTGCCGTCTAACGTACCTGTAAATCCAAAACGATATTTTGCATCAGAAAGTTTAGTCATTATAGATACTAATGACTTTGATTTAAACTGGTGTGCTTCATCTCCTACGACCACATTGAATCTTGAAAAGTATTGTCGGGGAAGTTTGTAGATGGACTGCCAGGTCGTAATGATCACCTGAGAGTCTGTTTCTCTTTCTTTTCCAGCATATATCTTGTGGCAGTATGAACCGACATCCCACCCATAATCCGCAAAATCTTTATACATCTGTTCTACAAGGGATGTCGTTGGAACGACTATCAAAGTATTTTGACCTTTCTCAACGTAATATCTCACAATCGAATATATCATCAACGACTTTCCAGAAGCAGTTGGAGATATCAACAACTTTCTATTGTGTCTTAAAGCGTCGTATACTCCCTCAACTTGATATTCGCGGGGAGCATACTTGCAAATAGAAGTCATATAATCTTTGACTCCTTCTTTTGAAATCATATCATTGACTTCAAAAGGAAGACCATAGAATTTATTATTTGTAAACTCGTAGGTATACTCGTGGTTCTCGCAGAAACGGGTGAGTTTATCTAAAAGACCAATATAAATTTCTCCAGTCTGTGTATTGAATAAACGAATTTTTCCGTCCCAGTGCCTGTTACGAAACTGGGGCATGAACTTTGCTCCGGGCACGTCAAACGTAAACTGATCTGCAAGTTCGTAGTAGACGTGCGGTTCTGCTTTTACCTGAAGATATACCTCATTCTTCTTCGATATAACCAAGTGTGACATAAGTTCATATCAATACAAAAATATTTATTTGTATTAATTGAACCCCGATTGGAAACGGTGCCACTCTATTGCGTTTTTTATTTGAAATGTTCTATTAGAAATAGTCTTAATGACTTCTTCTAGAAACTTAAGCATAATGTCATAATATCTAATTTTAAGGTCTATTTTATTCAACCTCTCATCAGCATCCATATGCCTCTGTAATGCCTCTTTGTCTCTAACTTTATATGGGAACGGTTCTTCTTCGTAGACCTCTATAGGTGCCTTTCCGGTGTAGTAGTTGTACCTTTCAAGTTTGACTCTGTTATAAGTTTCTCTTGCTTTTTCACGCAACAAAGTAATTGTATTATAGACGGTATAATATTTTGAATGGAGTTGAGGAATTTTTAAAGATTCATCGTGTAAATTATCAGGGTCTATGACAGAATCTCTCTGCCACATCTCCTGAATTTCATCTAGGTTCATAAACGAGTTCTACCGTCAGCGGCAAGGATATTATATACAGTATACTTGAAAGATGCCTCTGCTGTAAAGTACTGAACATCAGTAATAGTCGCATCAAAGTCCAGTGAAGTTAATGAATATGGAAATAAATCTAAAAACTTTACGATTGCTGCACTTTTGAAGTTTGAATTTAATATTGTTAAAGACCCATCACTAAACTGGTTTTTGAGATCACTTGGTTGAGTTGCGTCATCCTCATCTTGAAGTAAATCGGCAAACTGTTGTGTGGTTTCTGGAAATCCGAGACCAGTTAACCAGTTGTGAATCGCCATATAGTTTTCTAAATTTTCATCAACCAGAAAACGAATGGTTAAATCGCCATAGGTTAGTTTTTCTCCAGGAATATCAATATCCTTCAGGTATGATGGTTGCAATGCAAGTGCTAAGTTAATTTCTGGTATTCTTACCGTATTGCAAAAAAAAGAAACTTTTGGTTCCTTAGCAAGGTTAAATTTAAACCCCGTTGGAGACAAAAAGTTTCTATTTGTAATCTGTCCTGGAAAATTGCAAGCAGTTGTCATTTTATTTTCTAGATGTGGGCAGTGTTTTTACGTAAACCTTTTGTTTTCCAAACTGTTGAGATGTTATATTTGGATTTCCTAAAACATCTCTAGCAGTTTGTAATGCAAGATCATAACTTGTTTGCTTATTATAATCTCCTGCAGGTCCAAAATTTCCTGTATCAGAAACTCTTGTTGTTGCAACAGGAGTTTTTGTTCCTGGTGCAGCAGTCATTTGCAACCTAGTTCCGAATGGTGAAGATGGTCTATTTGTTGTTCTTGATGCATAAGGAACTGCAACTAACCTTTGTTTATCATTAAATCTTTCTCCACTTGCAGTTAGAGATCCAGGAGTATCTGCTTTACTGTATG